TCAAATATTTGATAAATGTAGATTAAACTCTGTGATTGTATTTTGTGTCAAATTAATGATTTGCTTAATACGAAATCCATGATAAGAAAGAGATACTGGTTCTAATATAATTGCAGGTAAATCACTTTTTTCCAGGAAAAAGTTGTGCCGATACCCTGCCTCTTTGGTGTTATAAATTTCGCAGGGAGCGTACTGACGCAAAATCTGTTGTAAGGTGTAGGCAAACCCATAACTACGGACAGATTTATGCTGATACGTGATAGATGCGAAATTACGACTACTGGTATCACTAAATGACAAGTTCAGGTCAACTGCACAATCATATTCATTTTTGTGTTGTTGTATAAACTTAACTTTCTCTACGATGAAGTCTGTGTAGGCAAGATCATACCCTTGAAATAAATCTAAATCAAGGTTCTGGAGAACAGTTCGAGCAAGGCGATGCTCCGTCCAGTCTTGACGGGCATTGCCCTGCTCGATCTCTGAATGTCCGGCGAAATATAACGCCTTCATAAACTGGCGTTGTTAGTCTTTCTTTTCGCCATCCTTTGTGTCGGGTTGTTCAGGTTCGGACTGCTCATCCTTCGCAGGCTCAGAGGTTCCCTGCTCCGATTCTGGCTCAGGCTCAAGTTGTGGATCATTTACCATGTCCGGAAACTTCTCCCGGGCTTCCTGCACGATCTCTTCACGTTCTCGATGCAAATTGTCGAGTTGCATCTTCGCCGCTTCGATCCGTTGAGTTACAAGATCATACTTCAACTGGATGTTCTCACGTGCCAACTGATCGTTTTTCGACAGCAGCTTCTCAGTCTGCTTTTCCCGAATATCAGTAATCTTTGGGTTCTCAGGTGCATTATCCTGCCTTTTGCTCATGTCGCCTCCACTGTGTTTAGATTTACTGTTAATGCAATATACTTTATAATAAAAGCACAAACAACAAAAAAACATTATTTACGGTATAACGGATACATATCCGGATTGCTTTCAATGACCGTAACGATTTTATGAATAGTATCAGCATCCACAGGCTCCCCCTCAACTGCATTTTCCAGTGTATGTGTCCGAAGATTATATCTTGGCAAACTATCTACTTCTGGCGTTAATAATTCCCGGCGAACCAATAAAAAATCTATTCCACCATTCTGGAGTCGCTTTTGGTAAAATCCCACTCTGACCTTGCCAGCCAGTGCTTCAAAATCTTCAACTTGCTCCCCATCCACTACAATCAAAATATCTAAATCCGTCGGCTGTACAGGACGAAGAAACAAATATGATCCCACAATAAAGTAGTCAGCAATTGTGAGCACTGGATCAATTTGATCTAATACTTTTGGAATTTTATACCGTAAACAAAACGGAATTTTTGTGTAGTAATCTTGTGAGTTAGTTCGGAATTTTGCCATTATATTTTCTCCATATAAAATCGTGTGCCTGCTCCAGACACATTCACATTTGTCGATCCGGAATACACTTCCGCTTCCACCGTGATATAATCATTTGCGGCACAGGAGACTATCAATGTGGCGCTGGCTGTATTATACCCTTCAGTTACTTCTCGGTTATACATCCATCCATACCCTCCTGTAAGTGTTGACCCATTTTTTAGAATACGAAACCGAGACTGTGTTCGAGTCGTGGTTGAGTATTGATAGGATGTGACATCGACCGTGATTTTATAATCGCCCGACGCATTAACATAGATACGAGTCCCGGCACTACTATCCCATGTAAATGCTGCATCATTTCTCTTTGCTGTATCCCACGGTAATTCAACCCACGACGTAGACAATGGTATATTTGCCCCCATTGTCAGACTAATATACCCGTCCGAAAACTCTTTCCAACCATCAGCCTTGATATCTCCGCCATCGGTGAAATCGACAATCTGTGAACCGCCCTGATAAAACCTATGGGCTGCAACCGATCCTCCATTCGAGTGGTACTCTATTCTACCACTACCAATTCCGATTTTGTATGTACCACCGTATAAATCGAGTTTCGTTCCGGTCGTATTCGAGAAATCAATCTCTCCCCACCCAGTTGTACTCTTTGCTGCTGATTGCGCTTCGCTGTCTGTATAACGACTATGATGTGCACTGGCACTGTTTTGATGATCATACGCCCAATTAGATGAGATAGATTGCGTTGTTACACCATTTACAGGTGAATCATCAATTCCACGCCACGTATTTGTATCATTACAGGAGATTGTGACGGTAGTGCTTCCTGTACTATTGGATTGGCTAACACTTACATCGCCGCCACCCTGAATCGTAACGACATCACCGCTTCCAACACCCAATGTACTACCTGCACTTAATGTCCATGAACCATAATTGTCGTAACTATGTGAGTGGGATGCAGACGCAAAATCACTAATCTTTTTTCCGGAACTCCGCATGTATCCTTGACCATCTGATTCCAATAAATAATCAGCAGCAATTTGATGGAATCCCATATAATTATGCGTATGCCCGGTATTAGACTTTCCGCTTAACAGATTATCCACTTCTGTTTCAGTGTAATAGCGTCCATCGTGGGTATGCCCCGTACCTGACTTATCGCCCAACGCTGCCGAAAGCCAGCCATTAGCAGATGTCCAGAGATCCCCACTCGTTTTCAAAAGCATAAGCCGATCACCAGACGCATTTCCACCGTACATCCAAACAAAGGGATAACCACCTACACCAGTTGAATATTCCGTTGTCCCATCTGTCCGGAACGCCATCTGTCGGCTGTTGCCGTAGAGTTTGACATTGGCGTTGTCTCCATTATCCCGGAGCCACGAATTATTCACATTGTAGGTGTGGTTATGGCCCGATGTGGCAGCCCCGATGTTTGCAGGCGTAAGACTTCGTGTGGAGATGCCAGTCACGTGTCCGGCACTATTTACAGCAATTCCACTAACAACATCATCACCGGATAAATTCGATACAGAGTTCCCACCATCAGACGGGTGTGAGTAGTTATTGTAATTAGAGGACACCCAAGAACGAGTGGCGATAGTGCCTGTGTCAACCGAAAATGTTACAGGCGTAGAATCTTTCCCTTTTCCGCCAGAGATATTGATTCCAGTACCAGCACCAACATTTGCTGCATCCAAAACAGCATAATAAGTATCTCCTGACTGAAATCCGTCTTGCTGTGTCCGTCCAATAAGTAACCCCATTGAACTATCGAACAAGAGCCGTCCATCCGAAAGCGAGTAAGTATCTGCTTCATTGTTTTCAAATCCAACATAATCAAGACTGGACTTGATCGCACCACGGGCATCTCCGTCGGTGTATTTGGTGTGGTGAGCAGAGGCATTATTCGCATGATCGTATGCCCAGTTGGATGAAATAGATTCCCCGGTCACTCCATTTGAAGGACTATCATCCACAGGACGCCACGTATTCGTGTTGGTATCTGTGCAAGAGATAGTAACTGTCCCACCACTTTGACTTACGGAGACATCCCCACCGCCCTGTATCGTTACAACACCACCGCTACCTATTCCAGTTGCACTTCCCGCATTGAGCGTCCATGATCCGTAATTATCATAATTATGCGTATGTCCAGTGTTTGACTTTCCGGCAAGCTTCGTATCAATTTCAGATTCAGTATAGTATCTACCGTCGTGAGTATGACCCGTATTTGATTTCTCCGAAAGTTCATTGTTGATTTTATACGCACTCCACAAATCTGTGTCAGCCGTCCCTGAATCATTGACAGCGCCACCAATCACATTGAGCGCATCCGAATCATCGTAATAATTATTCGATGTCCAGGGTGTCGATCCGTTGTCCAGTTTGCCAGCACGGAGATTATTTACCTCTGTTTGGGTAAAATCATCAGCAGCAATGACCGATGTATAAGCAATAGACGGCTTATTTGAGAAGTTGTTATAGTCAAGATAGTAACTCCCTTGCTGTCCATCTAAAAGGTCTGCATCCAGCCCTGAGCCGGCACCATGATTGCCAGCGTGCCAGATTGTATGTCCGCCTACCGTTGAACCACTACGTAACTGTGCCATTAGAGCGTTGCTCCTTCTTGAATTTGATCGCCTACCAACACACTTGAATTTTTCATTCTCATTGGTATCTCATTCGTTGGCAATTCCCGAACAAATATTTGTATCGTTTGAAACTCCCGTGGCGTAATCTGATATGTTCCGCCTTCCCGAAAATCATTGTTATTCATATAGTGAACGTAGTTATCAGTGTCACCGTAATAATTTCCCCAGTCGTCTTTATGGATGTAAGAGGGAACTGCTCCTAAATACATATAATCATAACTTCCAGTAGTGTAATGCACTGGCGTTGTCTTTCTCCAGCTATTCCCATACCCCCAAAACATATTCGTTTCCTGTACAAACCCTACATCTTGCACATCGTCCAGCCCGTGGAACTTCATACGGGGGCTGCTACCATCCGATTGTGCGAACAGCCACTCCATATACCATTTGATGCTGTATTTCAATTTAGCTTTTTCAGTAGTTTGGGCTGTTACTTTGTAGTCCCAGTACGGACAGTAGATCATCATTTCATCGAAAATGAGATCATCACCATTGAGGTTGAGTCGTTCCATAAAATCATATGACTCATACGACAACTGGGTAACTAAACCATGAAAAATCATTTTCCATTTATAGTGCTCATCAAGCGTAGGCGTGATAAGGGTTCCAGTATCACGCATCGAGACACTTTTTTCCGGAATAGACACTTTCTCGCTATCAGTTAATGCCCTGTCGTAAACAGACACGTAATGATGTATGCCATCCCACAAATCGTCATTTCCGAATCGAAGTGTATCAAGACGTGCATCTACTGGAACGGAATGATTGTGAGAGCCTTTCCATCCGTTTTGATATAACTCTAATTCGAGTTTATCACCCTCTTTTCGGAGTACCCAGTATAGCGGTACGCCCGCCTCAATTTCATAAGCCTTATGAATATGGCTTGTCGTGTAATATCCATTGCAATCAATAAATGGTGCTGAACTTGAATCATTGTGCCAATACCTGAAAAAATAACTTCCGCCATTTGCTTCATCGGTTACACAGAATAATGCCGACTGGTTCGTAGTGTAGGTATAAGCATCTGCGTTGGAAAATGGCGTGTGAGGCGTGAATTTGCCAACCACAGTGTAATCGCTTCCCACTGTGGGAAAGTCAAACCGTACCGATCCTTTGGAGTGTGAATTCGGAACAAACGCTGTTGGGAATCCACCTTTTTCAAATTGAATATTATCGTAATACCAGTCGTAGGAATTATTCTTATATCCGGATGAGAATCGCAGATAAGCACCACCAGCAGTTGTAATAGTAAATCTATAACATCTACGCTTCCATCCATTCTCTAAGTCTATTTCATATAAAAATTCCCGTGTCGCGGTACCGTCATTCTTCCATCCATCTTGATACAGTATTGCACCGTTGGGTATATCCGTCCCACTATTCACCCGATAATCATAAGCCAGGCAATACTCCTCACCTACTTGGGTGTTTGCAATTCCAGATTCCCGTATAATAAAATCAAGAGTTCGGTCATTTTTTGTCCTATCATATTGCACATGCAAAACATCTTTACGGCCAGCAGCAGCCTTGATAAATTCATGGTAACACGATTCGTAGTTTTCACCATACGTTGTTATCCCCAAACTGGAAGAACCATCACACTCCCCACCACTCTTCAAGTTTGTCGTAGAATTATTTACAGCAAGCCCACTATCGAATATAAGAGTATTAGAACCGTCAGACTCTTCAACCCATAAGCGGATATCCTTGACCCACATCTTATTTCGAGTCGTTACGGTATGGTTTGTTAAAAACATTGGTCGGACATATTCTACACCGGATTCCGGAATGTATGTACCTTGATATACCTTCCAATTAGTAGGTGGATTAGTGTTTGCGACCACAAAATACCTGTGTCCATCATTTGAGCCAATATACGCCTTATTACCATCTTGCTGAGTAATCCCACAATACAAATCATCGTCCCCGTCTGCCCCTTCACTTTTTCCAGTACAGGTCATGTGATACGTCCGCCCGGGCTGCACCTTGATATACCCGTTAAACTCCCAATAACTATACGAACTTGCATCATGCAGTAACGAATCTTCGGTAGAATCATAAGTTAATGACCCGCTACCTGCTCTACCCCTACTCCAATTAGCAGGATCGTTAGCATACCCACCAACAGGTGTTATTAAATCAATACCAGTGTAAAGTGGATCGGTCGGTGTAATTCCGTTAATCGGATCAACAACACCACCTTTGCCGTCAAATGGAAAGTGAGCGTACAGCCCATCTTGAATCACAGGAAGTCGCTCATTGACCTCATCAACCAATAATAACTCTTCAGTATTTTTTAATCGTGCTACGGTCGTCATACCACTACGAAATCCAATGAGTTTTCAGTTGAATTATACACGATCTGGAAATTCCCGAACACGGCTTTATTTCCGCCAAAATCCAAGTCGCCCGTCATAGTGTCTCCTGATTCTTTTACATAGCGTGAATCATGTGTATGTCCGGCATTTGCGTAATTGGAATCGCTCTGTGATTTAGTGTAGTATCTACCATCATGGTTATGTCCTGAAGATGCAAAATCGCTCGGTGAATTTCCCTGCCATGTGCTTTTATAGTCACCGCCACTATCAATAAGCACAGCACCGTTAATGCCTACTGAGTAATCAAAGTCGAGTGTCCGGGCAAAGATACTACCAAAGCGTGATGTTCCTCCGCCGATATTAACCTGATCGCCAGTTGGTAATAAATCGCCCGTAAGAGTTCCACCACTAAGCGGTAAATAGGAATGAGTGTGTCCTGTATTCGATTTACCAGCGAGTTTAGTATCTATTTCTGATTCCGTGTAATACCTGCCATCGTGGGTATGTCCAGTGTTAGATTTATTAGATAACTCATTATTTATCTTGTAGGCACTCCATAAATAAGTGTCTTGTGTGCTGGAGTCGTTTATCGTACCACCAACGGCAGAAATAGCCTCAGAATCGGTATATCGGGAGTGCAGATCGGTTATGTCGGCTTCGGTATGTGAATGACCAGTATTCGATTTACTATTAAGTTTTGTATCGACTTCGCTTTCTGTGTAATATCGTCCGTCGTGATTGTGGCTATCATCAATTTTAATAACATTATTAGCATCATCGTGCGTAATTGAAACGTTACCACTGCCGCTCAGAGCAGCAGCGACAACATCTCTCACCTCTTCATCTGTATAACGGGAATGATGAGCATCCGAATCACTCTGGTGATTAGCAGCCCAATTGGAGGAAATAGAGGTAGTCGTATGACCGCCGATAGGCGAACCATCAATTGGTCGCCACGTGTTTGAGGCTGCTTCCGTTCCTATACGCTCAATGATAAATTCGCAATCTGAACCAACGATATATTGCGTTCCATCTTCGTTGTGTGCGTAGTTCCATATCTCTATTGTATCGTTCGCAGAGAGACTCAGTACGGTATAGACACTATTATTTGAATACTTGCCGTATGATGAACCTCTGTCGTAATCAGCCGTCCTTGTGGACGTAATTTCAACCCCGTTAACCTTGATATAGGTAATTGGGGTATTTCGTGCGCTCCCAGTAGTATTCTCGTACATCATATTGGCATATATTTTATATACGCCAGCAGTATCAACGGTTACTGTACCAGTATTCGTAGAGGTTGAATGCGTATAAACATCAGAATCAATGTACTCCTGCTGATTCCATGAGACGGCGAACGCATTAGATGAACCCTGCACCATTCCTGCGGTAGTGGTGGTTGTTAGGTGAATACGCTTAACCGCAACGGAGTCAACATCGAGTGCAGAACCATTCCAAGTCATGCCTGAGCCAGCAAGACTACCTGGGCTTGAAGATCCCTTCCATAGGCCCAGATAATCGCCAGAGGATGTAATTAATTGCGATGTCCCCTGATCTATCCTCCCGCTACGATGAAATGCTAGAAACTCGTTTCCGAGATTTTTAAAAATGAGTTTACCGCCGGAATCACCATTCAACCCATCATACATCATTTCAAGATGGATATTGGAACCAGCGTTCTCTGAAAACTGAATCCCGCCAACATCAGACTTATTCGTATTCGTATTAAAGAACCGTAAGCGCTTTCCATTGTCCCCATCATGGAAAGTAAGGTTGCCAGTCATGGTATCGCCGGATTCGTTCACATAGGCGTGGGCATGACCAGTATTAGATTTTCCGCTAAGTGCATTATCTACCTCAGTTTGTGTATAATACCGTGAATCGTGAGTATGGGACTTTACCGCAAACCCATCATCAACTTCTGATTGCAAGTAGTATCGAGAATCGTGATTATGCCCAGCCTGAGCAACCCCAGTAACGGCAATTGCTAATTGTCCTTGTTGTGCTTCACTGAGATCAATATTGCTCCCGCCAACCAAATTAAGATAGCCACCACTCCCAACTTGCGGTAATGAGGAAAAATTAACAGCATCATTACTATATCTTGGTGTCCAGCCACCATAATTATCGTAGGAATGAGTATGCCCGGTATCAGCCTTCCCTGATAAAAGAGTATCAACCTCTGATTCAGTATAATACCTGCTATCGTGATTATGGGAATCACCAGCCATATCTCCCCAATATACCTGACCTTGCCCATCTGTAACTAAAATTTGATTGGCATTTCCATCGCCCACCGGCAATGAATAGCTGCCTCCAATAACCCCAGTATCAATCGTGACTTCCTGCATGAGCCGGATACCTGCAAGTGTCTGCATATCTGACATCCGGAGTATCTCCCGCCCGTCCGATCCAAAAAACCGATATAAATCGGTGTTTTGATGGTAATTCAGATAAAACTGCATGTGTCCCGGAACGGTGGTGTTTGGATCACGTGGTGTACTATCAGCCCACTGAAAAGCAGCAGCCCTTATTCCGCCTGAATCAATAAATTCTAATGCATCAGTTGTGCCATTTAACTGGACATTCATACCAGAACTGGATGTCCTGATTATCCCGCCCTCAATAATAGTTGAATCCGCTAACGAATGAGTGCCGGTAATAACACCAGATGAATCTAATCCGGTCCTTGCTCTGGTTGCACCCTCCTTAATATTCGCAGTAGCCTCAGATTCGATTGTTCCGGCAAAATCACCCTCAGAGGATAAACCACGATTTGTAATTTCCGTCTTAGCATTGGATTCAGCCGTATTAGCTTTCGACTGTGCTCCGGATGTCGTTTCAATCGTTTTACTACCGTCATCTGTAACAGAAATGTTTGTGCTGACACTCCAGCCAGATACACTCCCCTCAAATACTGTCTGAACGTGCAAAGAATAAGTGTTTGAGGTGTCTGATACTACATCATATAGGATATACTGGACTGGTGAGGAAAACGGATCCGCAGCCTCTACAAAAGCAGACTGTATTGCCTCTGTTTTGGGATCATTGCCAGAAAGGGTAATCGCTACATTAAAGCCTTTGAGATTGGTCGTACTTCCGGTGTATTCCCAACTAAATGTTATATCTTTAAGGGTGCGTGCCATTTATAGAATCAGCCTCTAAGTTAACTAATGGAAACTAACGACACATTTGTCGGATCGGGGACAGTAAGGCGATTGGGCGTGTCTGAATAATTCTTCGCATTGGTTTCAGCCGTACTTGCTACTGTATCTGCATGCCCTTTTGCATTAGTTTCGGCTGTAGACGCCTTGCTCGATGCCCCAGTTTCGGTTTCAAGGGTATTTCCATCCTTGTCCGCCACAGTCCGATCAATTTTTCCACTTGTCGTATCCAATGCCGGAATATTCGCTGCAGCTTTATCCAAAGGCACATTAACAATCACCGCACCAGTTGTTTGGTCAAGCCCAGTTCTTGCACGTGCAGCACCGTCTTTAATGTTCGCAGTAGTTTCACCACCAACCGTACCAGTGAAATCCCCTGTCCCATCTAACCCACGATTCGTGATTTCTGTTTTAGCGTTAGACTCAGCCGTATTTGCCTTTGATTGCGCTCCGGCTGCGGATTCAAGCGTGTTCCCGTCTTTATCGGTAACTGTCCTGTCAATCTTACCAGTAGTGGTGTCAATGGCAGGGATATTCGGTACAGACTTATCCATCGGCACTAAGACAGTAACTGCCCCAGTAGTCGGATCAAGACCTGTCCTTGCCCGACTTGCACCATCTTTGACATCCGCAGCAGCATCACCATCAATACTTCCAGTAAAGTTTCCTGCATTGTCTAATCCACGGGACGTAACATCCGCAGCAGCATTGGTTTCCGCAGTAGCCTGCACCTCAGCATTAATGAGTGATTGCAGGCTATCACGCTCGCTGTAATAGGTGGAAAATTTTGTATCAAATACGGTACGGTCGATTGTAGTGGTTATGTCTGTACTAATATCGGCTGTATTGTTTAAATAGCCAATTAAATCGTCCTTAGCATTTGTGTATGATGTATAGGATATTCCGTACCCGGATGCCTCAGTCGATAATTCAGAATACTCATTAAGAATCTGCGTTTTTTCACGCCGTAATGAAAGTTTCTCTGATTTCGTTAATTCGGAATCTGAGGATATTGCATTAATCTGATCCATTGCAGCACTTGATTCGGAGACATCAATGTATTCGCAGACATCGAAATACACCGAATCGCCACTAACAGTTGAACCAAGTGTCTGTAATGAGACTTTCCAGTAGGCAGCGTTAGCGTGAGACGTAAATATATCAGTTTCTATCGTCTCCCATCCATCGTTTACGCCCGTAATTTCTTCTATGGTTGTCTGTAACGATACGCCTGATTTGTCAAACTCCTGTACCACTAATCGCACAGTAGCGTTAGCCGTAGCATTGTCAGCACGTGTACGCACACGGAGTTTATAATCGTGTGAGGGTATTGGTGAATGAACCTCCGCTAAGTGAATACCATGATAGCCGCTGTTTGAGGCATCTGCTGAATCACTATTGATAATCTCAACGGATTTAGATCCGGTGAACTTAGTCGTAGTAGAGGGTGCAGAGGTCACGTCCCCACTATCATCAATCCATCCAGTTAACCCGTCCTCAAAATTACCATTCGGTATATTAACAGGGTGCGTCGCTATTTCAATAGCAGTATTGGCAGCACTCTGAGCAGCAGCAGCGTCGTCAACACCCTGCTGTGCTTTTGCGTCAGCAACATCTAACTGAGATTTACTTGCGATTGTGGCTGTTCCATCATCAGAAACAGAGGCATTCCCCTGACTTACCCAACCTGAATCGCCGCCAACATATACAGCTTGTACCCATGCTGTGTAGTTGTTAGATGTGTTAAGTACAATTTCTTTAAAGGTATAGGATTTGGTCGATGAGGCCGCAACGAATTGCTGCACGATTGCATCATCATTCGGGTCTCCGCCATATTCAGTGAGCGCAACGTTAAAACCTCGTATTAATGCGGGATTATTCGGATCATTCCAATCCCATGAAATCTGAACATTTTTAATTACACGTGCCATTTTTGCCTCTACGTTATAGGTGATAAAGTTACGTTTGACGGTTCTGGTACACTAATCCGATTCGGTGTGTCCGCATACACTTTTGCTTCATCTCTGGCTGCCTCCGCTTTTGCTTGTGCTCCAACAGGAGTTTCTAATGTGATTTTCTCTGCAAAGATTTGGTTTGAATCGCTCACATCATGGATTTCGTACCAATCAGATACAACATCAGCATCGTTTACCAATCGGACATAGAAATATGAATCGCTAATTAAATTCCAAGTGTGCTGTGACTTTTTAGTAGTAGTGAATAGGTTCGCATCAGTCTCGATATTCGTGTACGTTCCTGCATAATCGTAATTGGACATTACCCATTCATATGCACACTCTTTCGCACCTTCCCCTAGATGAATATCCTCAATTTTTAATTCTATGGTATTTTCTTTTCGTGTCTGGGTAACCTCAATTGCTCCCATATTTACATTGTTTAAATACGGCTTTAAGGGTGTGAATTGGATCGTCTTAGTAATAGACTCCCATGTACCTTGATTATCGGACTGCGTAATTGCCCGATATTGGACAGTAAGGTTTGCGCCCAAAGGGTATTCGCCCAAATCAACAAGATCCGCATTAGTAACTTCAAACGTTAATTCCTTGAGGTCGTTAACAGATACTTTGTTAATGGTCTCGCCATTTTCAAGTATCTCAACCTCAAAGAGCCTGAGATTGAAATCCCGACTGCGTAATACTTCCGGTGGAATTAACGCCTGAAATCGCTCTTGGGCAATAACAGACATCGACTATTCGATTTCCTTTCCTTTATACACCTTTCCACTCAAACGACCGTTTAATCCATGCAGGGTTTTCTCTGCATCAATCAGCGTATCCCAAAAGACCATAAGACATGCATCGAGTATTGCAACGTCTCTGGAATAGAAAGAACTATGGAAATCGGAATTTGCGATTTGCGATATACGCTTAATCATACTCTCAACTCGATACGAGTTAAATTCATTAAAGATCTCAAACCACTCATCCGGAGCATCAATTTTTCTCCATTCTTCCTCATATTTCTTTGTGGCTTGAATCACTACGTTAATCCAAAATTTTTCATAAGCAGCGGCACTTTCTTTTAAATGCCGCCTATCAACTACTGCTTCCGCAATTCGTTGTTCATACGTATGGAATTGGATGTCGAGCGTATCAATAATGAGTTTTCGCCTTATAGGTCTATCAATCGGTAAGTATGGTATCCGACGTGTACGCCATTCCGACATTCGAGTAAAAAACGGGTGGTCGATGAGCGCACCAGACATCTTCGGTTTGTTTAGGTAGTGAGAAAGTATTATCGGGGTAAACTTTTGTGCAATCCACAAAATTACTCCTGCAAGTACCAGCATACTCGCAGCGACCAATCCTTGTGTTTGAAGTACGTTCATTATGAGTTCGAGAAATTTAGCCATGATTCAATCCAATTTGTCGCAGATCAGTTATGAGTTTACGTTGACGTCTTACATCGCCCTGCACTCCCTTATCAAAATAATTGTCAATTCCCGCTAATATCTGCTCAGCAGCCTCAATCTGATATGCCGGATTTACCAGCAACGCCTCACCAGCAGAGTTACTGATATAATCCAACTCTACCAATACAGCCGGGCATACAGTTTTTTTGAGTACATAATAATTGTGGTTCTCTTCGACCCTGCTCCACTTACTTACGCCGCCATCAAGCGGACTTAATTGATCGAAAATACATTGAGCCAGTCTCTTACTCTTTTGACTTGTCTGCCAATGATACACCTGCAAATCATGTGGCGATTCACTCACAAATGAATTGCAATGCAAAGAGATAAAGATGTCGGCATCCAGTCTATTCGTAATTTCAGTGCGCTCATTTAGAGAGACAAAATGATCCTTACGCCTGGTCATTAAGGGGATGTAATCATCCAAACGCTGCATTAAAAGATGTTGCAAACGTTGTGCGATAGTGAGAACTATCGTTTTTTCATCAGCAAACGCCCCCTGTGCGCCAGAATCATATCCACCATGCCCGGCGTCAATACATACTAATTGTTTTGAGATTTCCTGCTTTTCCATGACCATAATCCCTTAATGTCAAATGTTCGCATATATCCAAGTTCAATCGAGTTCGCATTTGTGGTTTTTATGAGGAGGTAATTGCTTTTCAAACCAATACCAGCAAAAATGCTCACACGCTTATATCCGATAAATCCCCCAAAAACGGCTTTAACGCCATCTTGTTGTGTAGGGATTGTAGTATTCTGAGTTATTTGGGAGTGATACCAAATGTTAAACGGTTGTAGGGAAAGACCGGGCGCAGTGTGTACCGATGTATCCGTCTGGACACTTGCGTTGATAGAGAATCCAACAGAATCAAAATCAAACTCTTTGGTATAGCGAAAATCATGCTTACCTCTGGACGAGTCCACATACACCGTTTCAATGGATGCCCGAAATACTGTATCTTCCACCACATCAATGGAGTCGGTTCCCACAGTGGAACTATCATCTGGTATCCATAAATCGAAATCAAATGGATTAGCAATTACGGTTGTAGAGGTATCAGATTCGGTAACCGTTGTGGTGGTTTTCGGATAAAAATATTCATGTCCGAAAAAGCCACCACCAAGTCCAAAAAGAAATACCAGTATGTAGAATATAAGGTATCGCATTACTTAATCGTAAAATATTGACCGATGTTTGCGCCTAAATAAAACAGTGATAAGGATTTGAGGATTGACTCAAATGCTCCGGCATCAATCCATTCTAATCCCAATGCTGTAAACGACATAGCAAAGGCGAGTAAAATCACTTGCCCTTTTTTGGATTTCCAGAGTTTCTCTCTGTTCACTGTTTTTTGCCCTTCTGTCATATCATTGCTCCTGCCCATTCGAGTTTTTTAGCCATATCTGAACGAATCTCATCTGTTCGGGTTTGCCCGTGATAGATTTCGCCCAAGAAAATGGCTGCACTTTGTTTATAGTCTATTTCAATTGGATAGATTTTGAATAACTCACCATCTGGCTGGTATTCAACCCATCCAAGAGCCTGTTGCCAATTATGTCGTGGACTATATGCCGGAACACGCCCGTCAAGATGAGCGATAGTTCCTGGCGAGAACACATAAATCGTATCCATACCAAACGGCATACGAGTGGTGTGTGCGATATATTCCAATCGGTGAATATGTCCGGCTATCACAGAGAACTTGGCTTCATTAAGTATCGCACGTGATGTTGCACCAGACCCTTTCCGAGCCGTTTCGCCGTGCATGGCCATCAATTTTTCATTTAACCAGACTTCGCCTTCCGGATACGTGCCGTGATACTCAATCCCTAAATTCTCAAGTCCTACCCAGTATGGAATAGAGTGATGAGGTACTGACTCATAATACTGTACATCCGCAGGACGAATATTGTACGATTCCGGTATATTCTTGATAAATGCGTTCGTTACCCTGACTTCGTGATTCCCTTCAAGGTAATCCTGCTTGGAGCGTGGATTCACGCTACGATGTTGATTAAGCCACCAATTCAATTCGTATATAGTCGGCTGTGAGGTAAAGAGAAATTCAGGCTTGTTGATATATTTATCGCTGAATCCAGCAGCGTCAAACATATCTCCCAAATAGATTACCCTGTTCGGTTGGTGCTTTTTGGAAATTTGAACACTTATATCCCACGCCCTGCGATCATGTAGCGGTTTGAGTTTTCCGGTGAACGGATCACGCTCAAATCCATTTTGGGAATCCGGCACAATAAGAGCGGTTTCAAAACGCTTGAAAATACTTGGGGCTGGAAACTTCTGAGGCGTTGGTTCACTGCGTATCGGCTGCGGAGTTGGAAACTCCTGCTTAATTGGCCTCTTACGTTTGAGCCATAACTTGATCTGGAGTAATTCTGTGATTCGTACTGTGCCGTCCGGATTCTTTGTGCCGACTTCCCATTTATTGACCAGTTTTCGATCAATCTCGAAATCGTCCAGACTGGTATCTGTCTCACGGAGTAAATCTTCTTCGCTTTTTATTGTGCGTGTCGGTTCCTCATTTTCCTCTGTGAAAGAGTTCCGGTCTGTACGGTAATTAATCTCCGCCTCATTGCCTTCTTCTTTTAATGAAACTTTACCAAGATTCTCAAGGGCTTTAGCATCTTCGTCCAAATCATCAATGGTATGCGGATCAACAGTTTTGTACCCACAATCTTCATCAGCGCATTTCCATCGTTGTTTTTTCTCACCATTCTTATATTTATGGAAACCTTTTTTATAAACAGAAGAACCGCATTTCGGGCAAAACAAACCGTGTTTAGTGTCAGAATTCATTCTTTACCAATTAAATCAATTCTTGTTACATTATTAATATAGCGCATCCTGCTTTATCAGACAAACATAGTGGGTAAAAAAACTAAAGTTCCCACCGAGTCCCACCTACTGCGGTTCCGGTAATTTCGTTTTAATTCGACCACTTTTTTCTAATACTCTCCTCACACGCTGAGGAATACCTGCATCCTTTACGTTTTCCGGTGTAAATACCTCAGTATCATTGAGTCCATACACCTTTCCGGCAACTCGATTATGTTGAGATTGTATCGGTTGCTCGAATTGCATATAAGAGGTTATATCGGATAATTCTGCAGGATCACGAAAGTCAGGGACAATAAAAGCCGACCGTAAATATCCTATTTTTGTACCAGCATCAGAAAAGATAAATTTTAACGCATCTCCAGTATCCGCTACCGGAACATCTAAGGATGTCTCGGCTACAATACCACCGTTAATTGACAGGTACGATAATTGATTTTTACGGGAATGCGTTGCCCCTATTGTAATACTTCGATTCTTATCGGCTGTGTAGAGATCACTTTTTACCATCGTGTGAAAAATACTCACACCGCTATCATTGGCATTTGGATAAAATCGAATCTGTACATTATCTCCACCAGGGTCTTCAATCTCGACACGAAAATAATCCAACGAAAACAGTGATCCGTAGATACCAAAGAGCCGAGTGATGCCAGCAGGTGGCTGGACATTCATTAGTGTGCACACCACAGTCAATTCGCTATCAGTGCCACCGTTATCGTCAATTAATACATTAGTTCTCAGCGTTGCGTCATTACCTGCCAACGTTCCCGTACTTATCTGGTATGTCAACTCCTTACCGAAATCCACACCCAAGACATCTCGCTTTTCCTGAATACCTACGCTCAGTGGTGCGGTTGCATTAGGCGATCCCAGTAAGTCGTGAACAAAATCGAATATGGCTGCATCCTGATTAGGTTCAATCCCTACATCACCGACATCCTCAAGCAGTAGCCCCACATCAAAGTGTCCGGAATTATATACATTTTGAAAGAAAGCACTCTGGCTCTCCGGATTCCCGTTTGCGTCATATGCTACCGCCCAAACATAATGATACTTTCCGTTACGCCACCCCTGCCATTCAGCACGTGTGAGTATAAACTTATGTCGCTCACCATCTTCAAATAGCGACCAGTCAGATGTGTTAAATTCCGGAACGAGGATAACTTTTCCGTTCGGCAACGGATCCATACTCTCAACTGGAATAAAGGTGTAATTACTATCAATATCAGTTGACCGGATTGAGGCTTGCAGTCGAACATCATCCACAGCAAACCCTAGTGAGTTAAGAGTGTTTAAATCTGTGAACGAATCTTGAATAGTTACTAGTGGAAGCAAGGACTCAACGCTAATATTCTCTGCCTGTGAAAAATCACGGGAGCCATCGGGAATAGGTTGTGTAGAGAATTGACAGAAAAACCGATAAGACTTTAAATGGTTTTTCACGTGTTCGTCATTTGCATTAAAGTCGATAGCCCCGTGAATAGTGAACTTGAGTGTTTTTTTCGCCATTATTCTAACGTCCAATCAATTTTTTGAGTGTTTTGTGGTGGTACTAAGTCCTCACCACGATCAATTTCCTGTGTCGTGTAAGATACGATATTAGAATATTCACCTTTTTGCCCTACCTTATTGACACCGCACACCCTGAACTTATAGGTTGTGTTTGACTCGACTAACGGTAGTTCCACTGTGAGGTTTGATAAGTTTTCAGCTTCAAGTGCCCACGTATTTCCACCATCAATCGACACCTCAACGTTCCAATCACTCTTGACACGGTTCTCTTCCAGATGCCAGTATAGACGTACCATGATTGCTCCCACCGTAGAACGCACATCGTAATTACTGGGAATAGGGTGTAAGATAGGCTTTTCAGGGATAGCATGACGTATCCTGTCAACCCAGTTATCCGGATTCCCGACATCATCATAAATCGGTCGGCTCAATCCACGGAATACGATACAATACCTGCTCTCTCTGTCAGTGAAATAAGTGCCAATACCATCATCATCAACGGTACAAACACCAATTTTCTCATTGACCTGCTTATCCCCCAAGTCAATGTAGGACATGGTATCAACTACCACGCCCTGTTTTCCGATAGCGGAATTACCAACGTTCAGTGTGCGTTTCATTACGCTGTCTGCACCTGATTGATTTTCTGCACCAGTTCAGTCTTATCAACCTTGTCGGCATACGCTACCTGCAAGTCGAATAACTTATCTTCGACTTTCCGGTTCACCTTTTCTGCTTCAATAGCCTGCTTTTTCTCCATAAGAGTTTTGCGATCATCAACGAACTCTTCAAAAGTCTTTCCTGTCTGTCCGTCAATAACCTCAGCAGGTAAATCGAATACAACTGGATCACTCCATTGCCCCACAACATCAAACTCTGTAATCGGTGCAATAAAGCAGACCAACTTCTGCCCGGATGTTACTTCTACGGTTACTTCCCTGTTTTGCGTAGTATCAGCATAAACAACCTCACCGTTAGACACCTGTTTGGGTTTCCGGTCTGTTTCGAGTAGCGGTTCAGGTTTTTCAAGATAGGTGCTGCGTTGATCGATGAGTTTTTCGGGCGTATTAATGTTCGCAGTTTTCAAATCTGTACTGGTTTCGGTAAACCCTAACTTCATGCGACACAATTTTACCTTGAACCCAACAATCTCTTCGTTGTCTACCAGTGCAGGCTCACCCCACCAAATTTTCAGTTTCCCCGTTGGATGTGTAATAGGCTCAGGCTCAATGGAACGCATCTCTTTTGAGACTTCTGATTCGTAGGACTCGATATTCGCTATGGCGGTTTGCTTTGCCGTGTTTTTATCACCGATATAGCCACTATCCTCATCACCGACCAGCGTAGGAACTTCACTGAGCGTAGCGGTATCTCGGATATAATCAGCCTGTGAGGAATCCAATGCCCCAAGACTCTCACACTCATTGACCTTCGGCGTAATTTCGGTTTTATCCGCAGCAGTCACAGCAGCACTTTTAAGTTCTTGCAATTTCAGGATATGCGTGTTCAGTGCGGATTTATTTCCGATTTCAGCCTCACGTAATTTCATACGATCAAATAACTGATTCGCAATATCCAATGTATCAGGTGTGAGGGTATGCGCGACTGTCGTTGTATCCACCTTATTCGGCATAGACGGCACTTTGTCTGTTGTAACTGTCCGCAAGCCATGACCATCTTCCAAGTCGATTGTGAGGTTATTTACGAGCATTTTTAATCGGGAGATTTCAGTCGTATTGAGCTGGTCAATAACAATAGGATTCTGTAAGATATCGTCAACTCGCTGCACATAATCAACCGCAAACGGATTGCCCGATACGCCGATTTCTCCAAAAGCAATAGAGAGGTGTCCGGATACGCTCGGCATGTTGTTTATGTCGGATACGGTAGTGAACTCATATTCCAGTTTCAGTGCCTTGGGACTTGGATCGTTAAACTCACCCTGACCCTGAATGTAATGCCCTAACGCCCCGTCCTCATTCCGGTCTACTTCACGGAATGAGATATCCATGACAACAATGCGAGATTCCCCTTCACTTAAAACAAAATTCTTTGTTTGGGTGTTAATGTTTACATCATACCCGTTGACGCTAACCAGTCCGGGAGATATTGTGTATTGCGATCCATCATAACTCAGACCACAACCATTATAGCGAATTGCATTATTTGCAATCACAGTGACCGAATCATTTACACTTGCTTCGGGATTGAGATACCCACATATCCCAGTACCGGTAATGTCCTCTATAGGCTTGAGTCCTGAAGTTTGATTCGATGTAAGCGTTATAGAGGTTGCAGCCCCACCATTTACTAACACATCCAGAGTATCAGACGCAGTAAGGGTAAAGGTGTATTCACCGACAGACGGGGCAGAGGCATCATCGTATAAATGGGTAAACAGCACTCCCGTTTCACTTACACGTTGTTTCGATGTACCAATGAGAGATTGGATGTGTCTCCGGAGCGAATAATCCAGAATTTCTTGACGATGATTTTGATCTTGCGGGAAACGCAATTCACCGTATCCGTGCACGAGCATACGATAATTCTTTGTCGGGTTGAATACAGATTCCATGTGTCCTTTACTCTTTTTGAAATTAGAGGGGCAACCTTCATGTCAGTTGCCCCTATTTATCTCTTCTCAGCGCATCACTTACTTAGACGTTCAGGACAATCCACGCACCATTACCACTGTCAAGATCGGCATTGTACGCCACCTGATACGATCCGTTTGCGACCAAATCGTCAAGTGCAATCTGCGTTGACTGGTCAGATGCCTTGATAAGTTTGAGTGCGCCCAGTCCGTTGACATTCAGTGTCGCAGCACCAGCCGAATTAGCAGCGGGCATTTTCACGTTCAGCACCAATCCCTCTTCAAGTGAATCGAGATGTTTCTCACCAAGCGTGAGGGTGTACGCTGCATTGTCGGCTGTTCCCAGTACACCGAAATTGAAAATCTGTGCCAAGACATCTTCGTTGAAATACTTTGGCACGTTTACAGGGCGATAATTTGAATATTTAGACATATCCAATCTCCTTATGTTAGACGGTTATGATTTCATAGTTAATTGGAAGTGAATACTTTTTTATCAGGTACTCCATTACCTCCAGTTTGCGGTCCCTACCATCAAAGTTTTGTATTTCATACGTGACTTTGGTATGGGTGTAAGAGGGATCATACCCGTAGGCTGCTATATCATTCGCTGTGCCGATATTTTGATCCATAAGAGCATTGTTAGGGTTATACCCGACACTGTGTGGATCGCCGGACACATCCAGTTTTTTTGCATAATAAATCGACACGACCACATCGTACCCTATTATGAGATGAAATAAGAATCTCAGCGTATTCGGATTACCTTTGTGTCGCAAAATAGGTGCAGCATGTCGGAACAATGTGCGCTTTGTCTTATCGTCAACATCAAATGATTCAATGCTCCGGTGAGATGCCAGCAAATCAAGGTTAGACGATAATGCGTTATCCGGATTCCGTGTAAGCATCTCATCACAGTATTGCTTAAAATCCGCTATCGTTTCATCAAAGACCTTGATAAACTTTTTCAGATGCCCGTCAGTGTCCCGTACCTTTTCAGCGTCAGGTAGAAAATCCCAAATTTTCATAGATTACCGAACCTCACTGCTTAGACGTACATTCAACTCTTTCGCTGGCTGTGAAATCACACGACCAGAACTCTCATTCAGCATCGGATTTTGTGCATCAATCGCCAAACTGGTAGCCACCTTCGGAATCTGGTTGCCGTTCATTGGAATATCTGTAACGTCTGCCTGATAGAACTTTAATCCAGCCTCATCAATCTGAAAGAGATCGGACTGATTCAGGAACTTGATTTCCATTTCGGTATCGCTGGTAATCCCAATGATTTTGACAAACAGGTTATTGCCGGAGTTGCTACCATACAATTTGATAAGATCACCTGTATCGAGTTCTGTAAACTCCGTATTTACACCAGTTAGGGTAGTGCTGCCAGCCAAGACACCTACCGTACCGGCCAATGGTTCACGTGTAGTAAAGTTGAGGATTTTTGCGTTCTTCACATACGATAACGGTATATTATCAAGTGCGCTATACATACCGTACAACGTGTACTCTCTGTTTTTACCCTGCGTGATTCGCTGTGCAGAGGCAATTGGTGAGAAGTAATCCTCAATCGCTTTCTCAACGTTCTGTTTAACTCCCTTGTAGATAACCGGATCGGTACTCACAGTTTCCGCAGAGTCGAAAACTGCATCCGCACTTTTTTCAACCTGAATCACTACATCCACGTTAACGAACTCCGGATCATGCAGCAGGTATTTCGTGAGTGAGATGTTTCGGTCGTTAATCATGGTCTGTAATTCGGATTTTAATGCACTGGGCATCGCTTCACCGGAAACGGTTAATGCCACCACATGCACAATGTCACCAATGGTATAGGCACGGCTCCAAGCGATTGCCGGATGGCTTAACACAAAGGATTCGTAATCCTCTTCTGATACGATTTTCCCATGTGTTCTGCTCATCATTATTCCATTATATCGTATGTCGTCAATCGTCTCCAAGTCAGCACCCTTGACTAATCCCTGAGTATCGCTTGAAACGGTTACATCTATAGGAATATCGTAATTAATTCCAGATACACCCGTGAAAGAGGTAGCCGTTTTCGCGGTGTAGAAAAATGCAATATCACCAACATACGCCGTGCCAGAATCCGTGAATCCCTTAGTGGATTCAACGTGCAGGGCGGTATCCCCAACCACAAACTTTGCTTCAACCTGCGTGTTTGCTACCCGAACATTTGTTACGCTATCAACCCCTGCGAGCGAATTAACTAATTCAGTGATCGTACCATCTTCGACATTACCCAACTCGCCATCACCTATCATGTACTCCACTGTGATAGTCGATCCGTTTGCAGGGATTTTCCCATTAGAGCCTGTACCAAATTCCAATACTCCACGCCCTAATTCATCGGAGTAATACATAAAAACATTTTCGTTTAAGTCTGCATCGACTATATCTCTTACCGCTTTATACTCACCCTCAAGTTCAACGCTTACGGAGATTGATCCCTCAACAAATGGAGTATTGGAAAGAAAAAAGCGTTGGTTCGGGGTTCCATCACTCACAAACGGCTCTGTGTGGGATTGCCCCTGTGTCGCATAAACCTTTCCTGTGCCTGCACCGCTAAAAACCAGGTCACTCTCCGTTTCAAAGATGACATCATTTTTCGTTTTTACCTGAAAGCCAGCAGGAATCGTCATCGCCTGTGTTACAGTAAAAATGAGTAGTTGCTTACTGGATACAACACCACGTGGACGATACCCTCTGCCGACTGCCTCATCAATAAGCATAGCCCTGTCGGTGGAGGTTGTGAAAAAAAGATTACGGAAAAGTCGATTTACCCAGTCAGCAAGGAATTTGACCACCACCGCCATGATCCACATCAGCATAACGCCAAAATCCCGCTTATCCCGTGTCGTGTACTCCGGGAACTCAGCATCGCGCTTACTGAGAATTTCATTAAATATTTTCGTGATTTGTGGTTTGTTAAAGTCGAACACGATTACCCATTACTCATTTGAGTTAAAAGTATATTCCTGCATTTCAGTCTCGCCATCTACGAAATAGAATACTGTTATATCTACACCGTTCTCTGCCGATTTGGTCTGAACGTTTACCCGTGACACTCCATCTATTGACAACACGGCATCTTCAACAGTGGATCGCAAAAACGTTTGGACACCCTTTGAAATATCTGGTGCAAAAACGGCATTATTCGCCCCTGAGCCAACTTCTGTACTATATGGTAAGTCTTGGGTCGAGTAATGAATTGCACGTTTGAGACGCTCCTTTAGGGATTCCAATCCATCACTTGTGTCAACCTTGCCATCAATAACCTGAAACGGAAATGCTACGCCTCTCATGTTTTATCAACTTCAACTGGTGTCGGATTCTTGGTTCCTGCCGCCTGTCCTGTTACCGTATCAACAAAACTCATTGCTGGTACTTCAAAGACAACGCTATCCACATAAGCAGAAATAGCATCAGCCATCGCCGTTGCCTTTTCACCGGCAATTCGATCCATCGCCTCTTCCGGAGATTCATTCTCCCCAGTCGAGCCGGATGAGGTAAGAATCGACTTCAATTCGGATTTCAGGGCATCATAATTCCCTAAAGCCATAAATCAATCTGCTTTCTTAGTAAAACACTCATGGTAAAATTTTTTAGTCCGTTGTCACTTTAGTTGATAAGATGGAGTCGAGCTGCTGATATGATGTTAATATGGTATCCAGAAACGGGGCTTGAGCAGCCGGGCTTCCAACAGGGTGGTTGTGCGTTTTGAGCCAATTAATTATGTCCCCTAATAGTGCATTAAGTTCATTCCCAAGCACAACGGGTTCTGCGCTGTCATCCTCAGACCCAAGCGAGATTGAATCAGATATAACAGAAAACTTGCCCGTTGCATCGCTTATCAACCATTGGTCCTCATTTAATTCAATACGACTGCCATTATTATGCTCTATAACTAATGTAGTGGAATCTTCCTTATCATTGAAGGTAATCCGGTGTCCGGAGGGTGTTTTTATGATATGTTCCACGGTGGAACTCTCCTCTGATTTCTCAGGCGGAGATTGACTGTTCCAGAACTGCCCGATGTATTCTGGTGTATTGACATTACACCCTTTAAAAAGGATTTTAACCTCATCGCCTACTTGCGGAATAAAGGACACACCGTATCCGTCACCGGCAAACGGAACAATCGGTGTAGCCCAGTTCGTTTCAAAATCACCATACACACTTTTTACTTGTGCTTTAATTCGGTTCTTGTTTTCAGGGTCCTCATTATTCGTTACAACCCCATCGAAAGAACCGGCATAGGCTACCTTGCTCTCTAATACCTCAAGACGTTGTAAAACCTCTTTCATTATTCCCCTATAATAAAATTTCTATCTACGGTCAGTTTAGTCGAAAATCCACCGCTACCAATCGAACGCCGTACCTTTGAGATGTTGTATTCACCGCTAAACCGTGTACCATATTGACCAGAGCCTAAAAATATTGCATCAAGTTTCATCCAAGTTCTCCAAATATTTGAACCAAACTGCAAGTCAATGTCGCCCTGGACGAAACGGCGTGACGTGGTACGGAGATAATCTTTTGCCCATGCTTTGGCTGCTTCTGCCGTCAACATCATGTGATTGGTTTTTACTGCAATCTTTTCCCCTGAGTCAATTCGGGCAAGGATTTCATAATAGAACTTCTTATTATTTTTCACGGCTTCCGAAATCTCGGCCGTCCGTGATTCAATTTGCTCTTTGGCTGGATTATACTCAGTCTCCAAAAAGTGTGTTAAAACAGATCTATCAAATTCACCGTTCTCTACGCCCTCTTCCATATTAGCCTTTCGTCCTTCAAGTGTCTCCATTGTGGACTGAAAAGGGGCGGTTTTATACTCAACCAAGTCCTTCGCCTCTTCCGCCTCAATCACTTCACCTTCACCGATTTTTCCGGCACTTACCACCTCAACCTTGTCAGTAAGATTCCTGATATTGGTCTGGAGTCGTGCCGTATTGATAACAAAACTATCCCCAATAATACTACGCTTAATCGCTGGCGGGTAATAAGATAACGGACGTTTTGGTTTGTATCGCTTTTTGACCAGTTTCAGAACTTTATTTTGGAGTGATAACGTCATGCCAGTTTGCTCGGCAATCTCTAAAAGCATCTGATAATCAGTTTTACCCTTGCCCTTGCGCATCTTCTCTTCCAGAATAAATCCAGGCTCATCTATAACGTGTTTCTCAATAGCGTTTGGGTATTTATCCATCAATGCAACTACCAAATGAGCAAGCGTCTTTCTGCTTTTTTGAGATTCTCCGGATAAGAGGGATTTGAGATCACCAATCAACTCTTTCATCTCTTCGGTGAACTCATAAGCATATTCCTTAAATCGTTCAACTATGGACGTATCAGCACTCGAATCAACCTCAACCGCCTGCTCATTATAGTCTAACACCATCATCTCTTCAAAGGCTTCCACCATAAGCTTTGCCTTGTCAGAAAAAATAGAGCGCACGGTTTTAACGTATCCGTAAAACACATCCTCATATCCAGTTACTTTGCCTTGCTCCCCTGTATAAAGCACAATGTGATCCCCTTCTTTCAGGAATATCTCATCAGGCGGATTCTCGCTTGGAAGTGTGATATGGATTCGGCATACGTCTAATTCCTGCTCATTCTCTTCCTGTTCGATGTGGTCAATCATTTGCTTATACTCTTCATCGATAAAGCTCTCATTGACCGCCAAATCGAAGAACGTGGCAATATTATTATACACGGTGATACATCTCCATATCGTGCGGAAGTGTCAGCGTGTCGCCTACCGTGAATCCCTCAAACCAATCAATGTGTGGGTTCAATTCAACAATCAAGTCTATCAGGTTATCGTTATAGTACCCGTAGTGCTTTATACAGATCAGATCTAAGCGGTTAACGTATTTCGCATCCCCAACAATAACTGTTTTTCGTTTACGAGCCACGATAGTCTAAGTCTCCTGTTATGTTCAAGCGAATCTCGATTATTTTAGGCGTATTATCCGGATACGATTTATGGATTTTTACCTGATAGCGTTCAGCAACACCCACAAAAATTAATTCGCCCCAAATGACGTGTATCTCTGGTGGTTTATTTGTTTTTAGCGTAGGCTGACACAACTCTTGCACGAATTTGATTACCTGCCCCATACTACCACCAAGCGGAATACTCCGATTGCCGTCAAGTTCGCTCCGGATATCCCGAATCACGAAAAAACCTAACGGAAATTTATCTAACTCGGAATTAACATACTCCATAATCGGCTTTGCGCTTTTGGCTTTATGGTGGACATAATTCGCTCCACCAGAAAACGTGAGCATTTCCGGGGAATACTGAAAATTGAATACATCCGCACCAGTCTCATCTGTTAGGGCGGGATCGACAATAAATAACCCATTTTCCTTGTAGAATGTTGCGTCCTTTTCTTCAATAAACTCAAGGTTATTGGAAAGATGGATAAGGTCGGATGTTGGTATGTAATTGATTAATCTCACTGTGCTCTACCACGCTTCTCAGCGTCTAACCGATTCCGTTCATCAATGGCTTCCAGTGCCGCCTGTTTCATTGCCTCTTTGATACGCTCTTCCTGTTCAGGTGATACGTCTCCGTTGACATTCACTTCTGACTGTATGACCAATTTGGCATCATCGGACATATTTGACCGCACAGCATTAAGTTCATCCGGAGTAAACATATTGCCCCTATCAATACCTTTTTCACGTTTGGACTCGACATTGTTTGCCCAATCCAGTAGTGAGTTTCCCCCTGGTATGACATCAATTACGAATTGCGGTAACTTGCGAACCAGTGAAGCGATAAACCCGACAATCTCACTTTTTATTTTGGCTAAGTTATTGGAGATCCAATCCATCACTCCGCCGACAATGCTCTTCATACTATCCCACAAACCACTCCACCACGATTTGATTGAATCCCAATTTTTCACCAAGAGCCACCCGGCTGCAATTAAGCCAGCAATACCGAGCGTGATAGCGATAATGGGATTAGCATACATAGCTGCGTTCCATGCCAACTGTGCAGCCTCAAGTGCGAGCATGACACCCTTAACGGCTAACATTGTACCTTTCCAGAGTACGTTCTTTGCAATCCAACCCGTAATCATGGCCATAGATTTGAGTCCAGCCCAGTAGAATTTCATCATTCCACCGATAAGCATCACAAACGGCTTTACGGCCGTCCAAAGTACCGTTGCCCCCATAACTGCTATTTTACCAGTTAAGAACATAACGCCTTTGGTTGCAGACCAGATTGCTGCTGTACCAAGTTTGAGAAATGAGGGTATTGCCAGTACCAATAAGATTTTAGAAATAGTTTTTATGGCTGCTGTGTTTTCCTTGTAAAAGGAGCGTAGCGTATCTAACACATTACTAAAAACAGATACCACTTTATTCCAATTATTATATATATACGCCCCTGCTTTTATTAAGGCATTAATAGCTGTTAATAAAGGAGTTGCCAATATCAATAAAATGTCAGAAATAATATCAAAGAGTTTCTTGTTTTCTACATAAAAGGATTTAAGTGTATCCATAACATTATTAAAAATAGAGACAACTCTATCCCAGTGACGGTACAGATATATTCCAGCACGTGCCAAGCCATAAACGGCTGCTGCTGCCGCAATAAACCACCCTGACGCAGACAACAGAGCAGAGAACCCGGTGGAAAGAAACCCAAACCCTACGAATGTCTTTAAGAGTCCTAACACTCCTGCAAGCATCGTAACGCTTCCGGCGACAGTTAAGAACATCGCACCATACGCAGCCCACTTGGACAATCGCCCAACCAGTGCTTCATTATCCGCTACCACCGCAGCCAACTTCGCTAATTTGCCAACCATCCATTCAAGCGGAGCCTGTTTCATGGTTTTCCAGGTATTCGCCATCGTGGTTCTAATAGACGCCCACAGACCTTCGAGCAGACTTAATTGTCCAGTGTGGGTAGCCAGTTGACGTTTTTTGAATCCAACCGCCATACCTTTATTCGCAGCAGCACTAAACGACCAGATATGTCGTTGCCACTGTTTAAACCCGCCCATATCTTCGACATTTTTCAGCAAGGCATTAAAAGCAGCAGTTGAGGCTTTACTTGGCAGCAATCCCTCAATAAGACGATCTGCCTCTTTCATTCCTACTTTTTTGCGTAACTCGATATACTTCTTACCTATGATGGTGAAAATCTCGTTAAACCCTTTTCGTGCTCCGGTTAAGGGATTACGGAAAGCGTTTTCCAGTCCGAGTTCCTTGAGGCGATCCATTTTCCCGAACTCCATTTGTGCCATACCCTGCCCCAACTGTTTAAGCATCATGCCTGCACGCCTGGATGAATTGCCCATACCCTTTAATGCGCCACCATACGCCACCATCTCTTCCGGCTTCATCTTAATACTGGCTTGGAAAGCAGCCACGTTTTTAATGAGATGTGAATATTCCCGCAATCCCAACGATCCGGCTGTTAAGGCAGTGCGAGCTCGTCCGGCAAGCAGGACATCAGAGATGCTACGCATCTTATCGACAGGCAGATTAAAGAGGTTTCTCATCTGCATTAATACCTGTCCGGCAATTCTCGGTACAGCATCCGCAGCAGTCGCTAACTCTAAGGTTGCCTCAGTTCCCGGTGTTAAATCTTTAGCAGTAGAGCCTAATCCCTTGAGCGCGTCAGCAGCGTTCATCACCTCTTCTTCTGTATATCGAGTCTCCCTGCCTATCGCTCGCAAATCACTTACTATGCTGTTGAACTCTACGGTGGTTAGGCTCTGCATTTTTCCACGTAATCGAGTAGTGGCATCTTCCAAATCTCTGGACAACCCAATACTATCATCCATGAATCCCAGTGCTGATGCCCCGACAAACGTCATTCCGGCACCAAGCATAGTTAATCCCGTGAAAGTTCGGATTCGTTTCTGCATCCGAGTCAGTTCGGTATCCACAGTATTAGACAGACCCAAGACATTGCTCTTCGCCTGTGACAGCTTGTTCATGCCAAGCGTCTTAAAGTCTAATATTGCTCCAAATCCGAACTGTTTATACATATATGCGTATTCCGTTATTAGTTAAGCAGTGCGGGGAAAAAATTTTCAATTCTTCCCTGACAATGTTTTTTTCCAGAAGTCATAGTATTGCTTTGTCTCATCAGCCACATACTCAACTAAGATTTTTCGCCGTGTGATTGACAGACCCATAATGCGGTTTAATTCCATGCTGGTATTGTGGAGTAGGAACGCCACATCCTTAAACACAGAATCAAGTGCCTCGTTATTGAGTCCGCCATCCTCTAATTCGGCAAAAAATTCTCAACATCTCCTGACAGTTCTCTGATTGCACGACCAATAGCATTTTGGTCGGAACCACGAATTTTCATGGCTTCTTTCATGGTGAGCCTACGATACCGTCTGTCCTCTACTTCTGCATAATACAGTCGTTGAATCATCAGTAAGGCTTGATACGATTCGTTGCTTTTAGCACGAACATCGCCATTCACCTTCACCTGATCCTCCGTGGCGTATTCCCGGACGATACCCTTTTTTGTTCGGACTCCTTCGTCCTCGCCTTGAAGGTCAATGCCCCGTTTCAGATCGACATCTTCAACAAATTCAAATTCGTCAACGATTTCATCACGTGTCAGATATTCAGTCGCCATAGTTCTACCACTCCCTTTTGTATTTAGTTACACGATTCCCAATATATTTTTCACTGTTTGAATGACTCCGCTGTTGGTGTCAGCTTCGTACTCAACTGGTTTATCCAGTTTAACACTACGCCCTATTACAACCTCTTGCACGGAGACATCATCTGTTTTGGAATTAAGATTCGGTGCTCTATATCGTTTGACATAGGCATCGTATAAATCCCACCGATCCGCTTCCACGGGAATACCACGTATCAGCTTCAATTGAATGATGGAGATGTTTTTTCGGTAATCAGGTTGCCCTGGTTGCCAATCACGACAATCGGTGTACCACTGATAGAGTCTACTCCCAAAGACAATACCCTTCCGGAGCGTAACGTCTGGAAGAGCGATGCCGTTTGGAATTTCAGACTCTATCGGAGAATTATACTCCTTGATACGATGAAAGATAATTGCCTCTTCCAATCCAGACACCTGCTTGAATCCTGAGTCCATAAATCCATCTATCTCGACAGCAAAATTGCAAGCAAGTGCCGAATCAATTCCGAAACGTTCTGCCTCACGTAATAGGCTCATTACGAACGATCAAATCCTTCATGTGCCAGCGTGAGTTTCTCTACCTGCACATCGGTTTCGCTTGAAGAATCCATATCCTCAATCGGATCGAAGGCTTGCGGGAACGCCTCTACCAAGTTCCAACGCTTTACCTCTTCCTGATTGTGGTTCAACTGGACGATAGAGACAGAACGCCTGTCTCCACTATCATACCAGTCCTCCAGAAACCCGCTTTCCGAAGTCAGCCCACGTGTGAGCACCACATCGTCAAACGACTCCATTCCACGCTGTTTTCGCATCCGATTCGGTTCGTTGCCGTCTCGTTCCTCTACAACAGCGAACTCTTTGTGCAGACCCTCAACGTTTTTAAACGCTGTGTTGGCGATCCCGTCAACCTCCACAAAGAAGTTCATCTTCTTGTAGGCATCATTGGCTCTTTCTACATGCTCACTCATAAGATTAATCCTCTTGCGTTATCAGTTAAGCAGTTCACTCAAAAAAAGTTAGACGATGATTGTTTCCGCACCGCCATCCCACTGTCTTGACCGCACCCGTATCACTTCGGCGGTATCGACAATCGAGATACCCCAATCAACGTTCACCACACCCTCTTCCTGATTATTCTGGTTGTTACAGACCACATAATAAGGCTTTTCAGTGGGGTTCTTTTTATTCCGGAGTGAACCATTCGGTACAATTCGCCTATCCTCTTTGCGGAAATAGTTGTTAATGATTCTGGTTATCTTACCATACAACCCACCAGAACCACCGTCCTTCACTTCAAACAATGCCCAACTGAGACTACCCATGATTGAGGACGCATGTTTGAAGTACGTTCTCCGTTTATGGATGTATTTCCATTCCGGATCGCTGGTACGCAGACGAGCACCCATTACTCGATACCCGTTTGATTTGATGTTAGCATTGATGCCGACATCATTCAGTAGTTTGTGTTCGCCAGTCGTAACGTCTTCAAACTCCAACCCAATAACACCGTGGAGTGATTCATTTGCAGGAGCTTTATGTACGCCTTCCTCTCCAGAGTCAACGTCAGCCCACACACCAGCATCATCACCGTGTGGGGGGATAAGTTTTTCGTATCCGGTCAACGGATCAGTCACCTTAATCCAATTCCAGTACACAGCAAGATTCTTAGAGTCTAATGCCCATGTATCCAGAATTGTGGTTTTAGCGGTCTGAGCGTTTTCTCCCTGCGGAGTAACGGTTACATAGATCATGTAATCCTTGTTATCCACATACGACACCATTGCGGTATCCAGCTGATCCTGAGCAGCCGCATCGCCAGAATCTTTCACGTTGACATTATCGGGAACCAGCAGCGTCCGGATGGATCCTTCACCATCGAAAGCATAAACACCAGTTTTGTTTGAAAAACTACCCTGATAATCGGTCAGTTTCGGAGCATCATCAGCACCGCCAGAGAACGTTACGGTCACTGAATCCACACTGGAAAATTCACCGTCAAAACTGGCTTTGTCGCTAATATTATCCGTAACAGTCAACCAATCACAGTTGGTGTTAAGGAATGTTGGGATATACTTTGCATCATTCGGATCAGACTTCAAGCCGTCTGTACCATATACCTCAAACCGATCACCATTCATCAGTGCGGTTAATGACACTTCGTATTCATCCCTCAACGGATTCTTGGTAATAACGAGTTCAAAGTTATCACCGTCCGTACCGGGACTTTGCAGTTCAAACTCAATCGTGTTATCAACACCACTTGTCGTTTCCGTAAGTGTGCCAGTGGCTTTCGCAGCAGCAGAACCAACCACACGATTCAGATACACCTGATTCGCTTTATGTCTCACCATCAACTGCTGCAAGACATACATGGTATAACTTGACGGATCGAAATCTCCGAGATACTTCTGAGCCTGTTCAAAGGTTGTGACAAATTTCCGCCGGTTAGGAATACCCCGCTTCGAGTTTATCAGTACAGCATAAACACTCGGAGATTTTTCCTGAACCGGTTTGTTGCCACTACTCTGTTCTTTGTGTACGAGTCCAGGGGCTTCCATTAATTCTTACCTTCCTTATTGCTATCGGTTTTTGAATTTTTTTTCTTTTTTGATTTTGAGGGTTTTTTTGGCTTCGGCTTTGGGACATCCTCAACCGTGAGCATGTGCATAGCCTTGCTCTGCGCCTCATGTACCTGCTCATCTTTCACATCCACTTCAATCGTTTGGGCAGGTGAGATAATTCTCCGCCCCTTAGCAGTGTGAATTGGAACTGGGGTAACATACCTATTCGTTATGCGCTTTTTACTCATATACCTCTCCAGTCTGATTTATAGTTTCTACCACGTCTGTTATGCTGACCGCCATACTTGGGTCAACCAGGACATTAATTTGGGCTGTCCAAAACACGTGCAAGATGGCAGACGCATTATTCGGTCGTGGAGGATTCCAAGTGATTGGCAGTTCCAGCACCGTACCCGACTCCATAACGACCTCCAACACCTTATCGCGCTGTCGTTTTTGTTCGAGTAATTCGTAGATGTGGTAAAAGTTAATCGGATTACGTCCCACCAACTCCAACACACATTCCAAGATGTACGGCTGAGGTCTTTCCTTTTTTTGTGCAGATTTCGCCTGCTCATCCACCTCATAAACATATTTTGTTCCGCTTTGCCGTGCTCCAGTATTCGGATAAAACCAGAAACTACGCAGATAGAAGTACGGATAAGTGGTGTCGTTGGCTTCGGTAGTCGTACCCTCTACATTGAACGGCAACGAGTTGCCACCCACTTTAAATCCATTGAGATACGCACCAAGCCCGTTAATAATCGGTTCGATATATTTGTTATGAACTTCCATTAAAACGATTTCTGGATTATTCGCTTACCAACCTCTTTAAACTCATCTTCATTCTCTTTAAGTGAAGGGGAAATGGCATCACGGGCGGGGATGTTCATCCGCCTTCCATTCCGCGCGATTTTATTCACACCGTATGTGAGAATAGCAAAAATATTTGCCAACTTATTGCCCTCACGGTCTTTTGCTGTCCGGTGTGCACCCACCAAATATCCTTTTCCATCCATATCGTGAGTATCAATACTCCCGACTAAATCACCATCATCAACCAGTGGAGTCGAGCTACCCTTTTTCTCAATAGTGCTCGGTGCATTCGGTGCGAACTCAAATCGTTCAGTAGTAATGCCCGTCACCATTGAGAAGCGCACCTTTTCGGCTACGCCATGTAACTCTTTTTTGGCGTTACGCTCTATGCTTTGATTTGCACTTTCCATCATCGCCATAAATTTTTTCCAGTCTCCAGTCTTACGCATCGGAGTAAGTCGCCTCACTGGTATCGTCAATAAAATTCTTAATACTAACCTTGTAATACACGCCACCTGCAATCGGTAGCACTTCCACAATCACAAATATTTCGCCTTCAATTTTCAGCCTATCATCGCCAGTGATATTAAAGCGGAGCATCTGTGGCTTACTCAAATTGAAGTATCCCTTACTCTGCTTAATATCACCCTCATCTGGCTTATCTCGCTTCTTCCATGTAATAAATGGCACGTAGATTTTTCCGGCACTATCAAACTGCGACATGGTATCATACCCAAAGGCATTACCACTGAGATCCGCACCAGGAGCCAGTCTTAATAATTCAATAGACGTCATAGCGCGTACATCTTGATACTTTTCTTTTTATACGGGCGGTAATTCCAGCGGTAGTCGCTTAACAGTCGATCCGCCTCGATATTTCCAGTTGATTCACCATACGGGGAATCCTTTACAGAAATACTCATCGCGTCAAACCCCACAGATGTCGCACGGGATTGCATCCGTTGATACATATCGCCGTACAAATAATCCTCAATGAGAATTGTTAAAGCCGTGTACACGTTGTTCGGTAATTCCTGTCCGTCTGGATACCCAAACGTCCCGACAACTTCAACATTCTTGTAGCCACGGGTGAATTCATTGTCCTTGTATTGGATATGTGAGGGATATTCCACGAAATCGGTGATTGGTTTCGTCTTACCATCAATCCGAACATTGGTGAGGGAAAGCAACCGGAACGGCATTTTGACACGATCCACTACACTACCATCGTAGATAAGCGTCATTGATTCCTCACTAAAAAATTGACCAGTGGCACGAAAGACGAGTCCGGATAACGTATCAATTAATTTGCTTTTCCGATCCGGAGTCACTTCCGCAGGATCATAACCCTGTGCAGTGAGCAAGCCCTCAAGCTCGCTCACTGACATGATTTCAGGGATTCTATCTAAGGAGGGATTTACGTCAACAAACCGCATAGTTGGGTTTATTCCTTATCCTTTTTGGTTTCGGAATTCTTCTCACCTTCAAGCGTCTCAATCCGGTCAAGTAAGTCAGCAATAGTGTCCTCAAATGCTTTCTTGGTTTTACCCAATTTCGTCTGTACACCACGCAACTTGCTCTGGAGATCTTCATTCTCTTCTTGTAATGCCTTCAACTGCGAATCTCCGCCTTCCTCTTCATCACCAGAGTTTTCCCGGACCACAATCAGTCCGCTTTCGATAGCCTCTTCCACTCTCTTAATGTAGTCGGGCTGACGTTTCAAATTCTCGGTGTCAATGCCGAGTGTCTCCAGCATCTCTTTCCAACGATTCGGGGAGAAATGTCGCCATCCGGATGCAATCGGATACTGTTGGATCTCAGTGTTAATTTTAAAAGTACCTACCCGTTCGTTTTCCGACAGACGTTGGATACGATTTGCAACCTCATCATCTTCAGCGAAATAGCGAGTCTTGTCTTTATGAAAAACAACCTTCTCACCGTTTTTACGAGTAAAAATTTTCTTTGCATTACTAATAAGAGTGATTTCAATCATCGCCCTATTCTCCTCGTTTTTTTATATGTTTATGTCAAACGCCAAATGGCCAAGCCCATAGGGGAAGTGTGAGACACATCCCTAAGCACATGCCCCACACTTTGGGGTGGTGGCGACCACAGGGCGAATCATTATGCAACGTCATACCCCAAGACGAATGCGTCTTCATTGGCAATCTGGAAGCCAATAGGCGCATAGATTACCGCATCCAGTACACGTTCCACGATCCGAGTATCGAAACCACGTTCAATACCGGTCCGGTCGATACCATACGTCAAGTTTTTCGGGAACGTAAGGATGATCACACCGGAGGGCATCTTCGGTACAGACTTAATCGGGACACCTTCATAGGGCGGATCAGCTTCGCCAGTCAGGTACGGCAGTGCGGCAGAAGTGTTCGTGCCTGCGATCTGACGGATGTACGCCTGTTTGATACCATCAGAGACATAGAACCGCAACTTGGATTTGTCTCTACGATACTTCTCCGGCAGCGAATCGACCATGTTCGGGAATACCATATCCATGTAATCGGCACTTGCATTCGTATCATACACGATAGCATCGTTCTTAGCGATTTTAATCCAGCCGTCCGTAATGGAGAGGAAATCCACATCGGCGCTGGCATCAGCCGTATCACCGTTCAGTCCCAAATCCTCAATATCATTACCGAATTGCTGTGCAGCCAGCCGCATGATATGTTTCAGAAGACGACCTTTGATATTCCCATCGGATTCAACAGTCATCCGTTTCAGGGTACGCAGGTCGAGTTCCAACCAGAGTTTGCTTTCAGTCAGCGAAATGGAACGCTGGTCGGACGTCACGCTTCCACTCGAACCCTTCTGACCTTTCGTGTGCTTCCTCATCTGACGCCCAGCAAAGGAGAGACGGTCAATCTCTTCCTCATTCGTAGTCATCTTACGCACATCGCACTCGGACAGGATAACCTGATCATTGATCTGGTAGTCAATGAAACGGTTAGCCTGTTTAGCGTTCAGGAGCCCACCTGCGTTAAAGGTGGATTCCTGTATCAAACTTTTAAATTCCATGTCAACACTCATCTCGACATTTCTCCTTTATTAATCAATATGATTTATTGGTTAAGCATTATTGGGAAAATTTTTTATTCCCAAAAATCCTCTGGCTCATCGCCAAGCGGAACATCTACGCTTTTGGTTTCAACTTTCTCATCTTCGGCAACATCCTGAGAACTGGGATTCACCTGTCCGCCCAATTCCTCAATCTGTGTATGAGCCGCCTTGAGGTCAGTCTTTGTTTTCTTGAGATCTGATTTCACCGCTTTCAAGCCCTGCCGGAGTTCGGCAACCTCATCGGGAGAGACAGACTTTTCGCCTTCCTCTTCCTCTTCCAATTCTTCCTTTTCTTCCTCATCGGCAGGCTCTTCCTCTTCTTCCGGCGCATCTGCCTCGTCAATCTTTTCCTCATCGGGCCCATCCTCCGCTATGTCCTCTTCCGGCTCTGGAGCCTCTTCTTCAACTTCTTCGACTTCCTCTTCCGGAGTGTCAGATGCCTTGCCGTCCTCGACAGGAGCATACTTCACTCCATCAATTACCACAGTTTTTCCGTCCACTGCTTCCTCCTTTGTTTCACTTTCTGATTTTACTGCTTTCTCATCCGGGGATTTTGTCACCATCGCAGCAAGGGTTTTAAAAGAACTCACCCAGTCGGATTTCGCAGCATTAAAAGCCTTGATCGCTTTAAGTTCTTTATCCTCAGCAGACAAGTCTTCGTTGTACAGGATGTTGTAGAGGACACCATCAAGCACATAGGCGATATTCCGGAGTTTTTCTTTCAGATTCCGGACATCTTCTAACTCTTCATAGTTTGTCCCATCCACGTCTCCCATCACTTCGTTCATCTCGATACCTTTACCCTTGAGAGCGCCTTTCATCGATTCCGCAAACTTCTTAAAAATCGAAGACTGGTTTCCTTGCTCTTTTCGGATAGCATCAAGTTCTGCTCGGAGTGTTTTAATGTCCGATACTTCCATCTCTTCATACTCAGTTGCACCAGACCCAATTGTCTTGCTTTCCTGCGCTGGTTTTTCGTCCTCAGACTGCTCGCTGGCCACGGACCTGGCTTCAACATCATCTCCCAAAACCAATTCAGGAATGTCGCTACTATAATCGTCCTCTTCGAGTGCAGCAGAAATCGTTTTATAGATTTCTTTCTTTTCAGAGGACTCCAAGTGAGCTATATCATCCTCACGATTCGAGTTGAGAATATTCAGGGATGCCACTGCTGCATCAGCATTGACTTTCCCACTTAAATCTTTGTACGGTAGAATACGGGTAAACTTGCCGTCCACCATTCCGACAAACCCAAAGGATTCATCGGGCATTTTTGCTTTATCTTCATTGTTTAGCACGTATGACATAGGCTGATCTCCTTCGACTTTGAATTGCTCCACTTTAAATTCCGTACCGTGTGATAAGAGGGCTTTGACATTCATCGGACGATCAACCACACTAATCTCAACCAACTCAATGTCGGTTAATACTTTATGCCCCTGATCGTTGTAAGTGTAATCCCGTGTGAGGTATCCGATTGAAAACCCCTTATAGACACCGGCTTGTACTTTCTTTATGACATCATCATCAAACAATTCGGCTTCGAGCCAAAGTCCACTATCCTCAACGATTAGTACCTTAGCGACGCCCGCGCCACCAAGAAACGGGTTGTGCATTTGCCGAATATTTGAGAAACGAGCATAAGAATTCACCGCTTTACTAATTGTATCAACAGGTACAATCTCTTCCATGGTGTCGAGATTGTCCTTTGACGCCCATCCAATGACTTTATAGCCACCGTCTTTCGTTTCCTTTTGGTCAATTATTTTCAGACCAATGACGTTAAGATTTTTATCGTCAACCTTGTTCATCGTGTTCTCCATATTTAGGATCGAGTTACCGTTCTACGCATCGAGTCAACCACCAATACAGAACGACAATGAGGATGTAACGGCGGTGCTGCATACCCTTCCCCAGCTAAGTCAATCGCATCTTTCGTTATGCCCTCTGGATTCAATAACGCATCCACACTTTCAGGAAATGGTGAAATATCCGGCAAAGCCTCTTCGCCAGATTCCATAACTTTTTCCAAGTGCTCTACGATCCACGACACTTCAAATACTTCACCATTCATAGTGTCGCAGACTTCACTGGTGCGCTCATCCATCACCGCAACGAATCGCACAGTCGCTACATTGTTTTCGTGAAATGCAAATACCCGTGACCAATTCCGGACACGGTTTGCAGAGGTGCGAGCCACACGCTCATACTTCCAAAATTCTGTATTCACCACCCCGTTTAACTTCTCATAGATTTGACGGGCTGCTGCTTTTGCCCCCAATCCCTCTTCAAAAACTGCTTCCCGAATTAATGTGGAAATATCATCGGAATACGAACCAAACTGTTTGCCAACATAGAAATAATCACTCTGTTTCAGGTACTCCATTGCCTGAAAATCACGGACGTTAAAAGAGGCGTTGAGCACAGCACTGGATTTAGAGGTATTATAAATTTCCTCAACGTACTGGTCGATAGTGCCAGACATCCGCTTGAGCATATTCCCGTTCCACTCTTTATTGGCAATACGATTGATGTGCTTAACCAGTGCCTCTTTATCATAATTCAGTTCCAGCCCAGTAATAATCTCATCAGTCTTATCCCTGATTTTCTCTACGCCGACAATAAAATCCTCAACGATAGAGGCTGCATACCCAAACTCCAAGTTCAGGAAGTCGTTATCGTCCAGCGGATCAGTTTCGGCTGAATCCGCAGCCTTAAATGCGTCCGCTAACTCAAGTTTACTGACTATATTTGCGTCGAATAGACTCACTCAGTATATCCAGGGCTTTGGTTTCTGTTGGCGTTAATACGGTATCAATGACCTTATTTGCGTTTTCGTTGGCCTGATTGGATTTCGCCTGCTTTAACTCTTCAATTGCTCGTAACTTATCCTCACGCTCAAGGATATAGATAGGTGTATCAGCAACATCATCATCCTCATATTCCGGTAAACCAATAAAGGCACGAATCTCGTTAAGCGATCCGGCTCTTGTGGATGCAGCACGGTCGGCTTTTTTCAGGTCTAAATCCGGATAAGAGATGTGCATCTTTTTCCACTGAAATCGAACTTTTACATCTTCGGAGTTGGTTTTACTCTTAATGATGTCCTGTACAATGGTCTGATTGATCAGTTCATCAAATTCAACTCGCTCCGGATTAAAAACCTGCTCTTCGGCAATCTCTTTGGCTGCATTAGCAGAGGCACGATTCACATTCTCTACGTCTCCAGTAATAATTGGTGACAAACGCCAGATCCTGCGAATCTTTTTATCGTTTGCCTCTTCATATTTTTTCCAACGAGCATCTTTCCATTTGTTCATCTCAACAATCTGGATGCCGGCTCGCTGTAAAGGTTTAGTTGGATCGTAACCAGCATCTTCCCCTTCAACCTGCATTACCAGAAAACGGCCCGCACCGTCCGTCCTATTAAAATTCTCTTTCAGGTAGTTCTGTATATCATCTTCACCATCAATTATCTCACCGTTGGAAATAATCATGGCATAATCAGGTACGTTATTATTCTTAAACCGATTGTTATTGGATTTCGCAGCGTAATGATTCCCGGTAATCGCTAATTCGGCTGGTATGTAACGGGGAACGCCATAGTAGGTAGAATGGGTATTATGAATCTTGACCATGATGAGTTCACTGGCTTGTCTTTCATACGGCACTTCTTTGTATTCACCAGTTTTCCGATCCATTATGCGGTCATCGCCAAAATCCCTGTAAAACATAATTGGATCACCGCCACTCAGTTGCACGAATCCCTGCGGTTCCCGTTTACCATTAACTACTTTATCACGTCTTTTCCGGATATTCTTTGCCGGGCAGAAATAGACAGAGGCGATGTCACCTTTTCGGTTGCGTACAACCTCCATAAATCCGTGTCCAAAAGTTTCACGGTCACGAATTATACGTTTGCCGATACTTACAAAATTTTCATGTCGAGTGTTCGGATCGGTTAAGACTTCCTTAATAGCATCCGCCTGTTTTTTAACTGCACCCTTCATCTTCTCTTCGGCGGACAATTCTTCATCTATTGCATTAATAAGCCATCCGAATCCCGCAACATTTTGTTCCATTGCAGTAATATTACCAGCAACGATCTCACTCTTTTCCGGTACAACAGCCAGAGCGTGCATATCAAAGGGGGTCGGGACAATATTATGTTCATTCTCGCCCTCATAAATGGACGATTCCTTTTGTATCGCCTGCTTGGTTTCGGCCTTCTCTTTGTTATAGACAACCTTGCGGCCAAACAGGTTTAAAGCCTTGTCAATCTCATCTCTTGCCCCAGCTTTAATTAGTTTTGCTTTGACTTTCCCTTTTCCCATAACACCTTTGATGTTTATTTATTAATGCATTATGCTTTATCAATCAAACTAATTATATATATACAACAATAGGAAGTCAATGCAAGTTGGTTACTTGACAATGGTACTCGAAAAGTTCCACGGTGGGAAAGATGTCGGTGGGAATAAAAAGACCCTGCAAGTCTCTTTACAGGCCTTTTCGACTACAACGTTTTTTCATTCAGGCGGTATTTGATAATGATGTTAAGTTAATATACTACAATGGTCGTCTCCTTTCGTTTGGTTCGAGATTGCACCTGTTTCTGATTACAAGCACAGTAAAGTGAATTAACCTTCCAGGGCATTTTTGGTTTCACTTTTTTACGTCCGAGTTGACTCAGAAATTTCGTGTGAAGTCCTTTAAAATCTTTCAGGATGTCTACCAACTCCAAATCGTTAAAACTCATCCAGACATTCAGGCTTCGACCGCCTCCTCCGAGACTTTCAACTTTAGCACATCGTTGACACTTGCTTTGTCTGGTAACTCCTCTTTATTGGCGTATAAACTACCGGACTCTGCTTCACGGCCACACTGCGTCTCACCCGAATCATCTTTGACATAATGTCACGTTCTCCCCGTTGCAAATACAGCAGGCAAAATCCCTTTTCCTTATCTTGTGTTATTGTTACGACTGTAACTCTTCTTCTAAAACTTCCGGCGACCACAATACACCACATAGCGGCTTTAATACCTCAATCGGTGCGTTCTTAGCGTGGGTGCACCGTAACACCCCATTGTCCATATTGAGTTTCTCACACTTGTTCCCACGTGTTGGGTCAATCTGACACTCATCATACTTCAAATAGAAATTTTCCGGTGTCAGGTTTTTCCTGTCCGATTTCTTACTCACAAATCCTCTCCTTCCGCTGCCAGTTGAAATAAATTCTCTAACAGATACGTTTGTTTTGTTTGCTCTCTTACAAAATGGCTCGTAACCAGAAACCATCGGTACTTATCATACCACGCCTTAATATTTATCACACCTAATCGTTCAGCGATTTTATGTAACAATCGCTTGGCATCCACCACATCATCAGGGAAATATGCAGCCCACGTATGTCCACGATACTCGACAAAGTACCGTGGACGTGGTAAGGTGAATTTTTCGCCAGTGCGTAATGAAATATACCGTGCATTATCCCACTGCGTTTTCTGGACGAATATGCTCATTGTACCCTGTGACTCCTTCTCAACGAATCCATTTGAGCAAAAGAATCATCCGAAGAACGAAATGAGTGCGGTACAGGTGGGTGATTGATTATATAGCGAGTCAGTTCCGTCCTGAGACGTATTGTGTTTTCCAATACGCCGGATGTCTCATCGACTATCTCATAGAATGAGTCATAGTACGTCTGTTCCCAACTCTCGATAATACTTTTCTGGTATTGGATCTTTACCCTTTGAGCAAAGATGATCAGTACGGCTCCCAACAACAAACCAGTAACTATCTGGCTTTTGTGTGAACCTTGTAACCATTTTTTCCAGCTCATGCTTCGGCTCCAGCCAATTCCTGAGCCTCTTCGATTGATGCGGTAACTTCCGCATCCTCATTATCCGCATCCTCTGCAATTTCCTCATACACACGCGGAAATTGACATTTCGGGCAAACCACATCAGCACCAGTGGTGAGATTTGTGCCAACTTTACCCCGACCGTAACATCCATCCTGTTTACAATTCGGATTAGGTTCCGGTGCATCGACTTCGATTGTATTTGGGAATTTCTCTACAAGTAGAGCCATTCCAAGACTATTTTGAACAATAACCTGCCCATCATCATTGTAATCCAAGTGATCGCTTTGCGCTGCAAATGTCTGCAACTTCTCCATCGACATTACCCTTTCTCTTTAGTGATTATTCAATAAATAGTAGCGTTGCTCACGCCACTCATCGTTCTCGTTCCAGTGTATTACTACTCCAATAAACCCCTCACTGAACATTCGCATACGAAACGTCTCATCCCGTGCCAGACTACTCGCAAACATCTGCACCATCTTTTTCGTAGGTTCCTCTGTTGCATTTTGCGCTGATATGCCTAACGGTATTTCATAATCGTCCTCATGCCCCTGTTTCCACGGCTCTTCATCTGACTGGGATTGTACATCCGGACGCAGATTCTTTTGGCTCGGAGTCGTTAATACGATTGGGGCAAATAGTTTCTCAATTGGCTTCGGTGCTTTACTCATATTACCCTTTCGCTTTACCTATATAACTTAATAGTTAAAAAAATATGACCACTTATAGCATAACGAATAATGCGTTATTAGGCAATCATTTATCCTTGTCAACCAGTTCGTACCCACGGATGTCAGCACACTCTTCACAACAGCGTTCACCATCGGTAAACTCAAGTGATAGTTTCGTCACTTTCAGCGGTTCATTAACAAATATCTCACCACAAAAAACGCAAAACCATTCCGACTTAACCGGAATCGCATAGTACCATTCTCCGGTCGGTGAGTCGTGGTGGAAATTATGAACTTTGATTCCTTTCTGATCGCCGTGTTCATATTCATAAATCTTGAATGAGCAGTCCGTTTCTGGAAGTATCTTGGACAAAAATTGCTGTCCATCATTCTTGCCATCCAGGGCAAGTTGAGCATGACCACCCAAATTTCTCCACCCGAAGTTACGTCTCTCGACATACCAGAGTCCGGGTTTCTCTTCGTTCTCCAATTCCTGTAAGGTGTATTTCAGATTTTCGGCAAGGCACTGCCATTCCCAATCGAAAAAACTCTGGCTCCCGAGGGTATTTTCAAACGCCTCATCTTCATTTTCGTACACACCTTCATCCACCAATCGTTTGGCTTCCGCTTTAGCCAAATCAAGCGCACTCCAAGAGTGTCGGAGTATATCCTCATCTCTGCGCTTCCTTATCCCTTCTTTAGCGTTGTTGATTTCTGACATCATTACCTCTTCCGTAATCTTGTGTTCCACGGTGGAACGGTTATCGGCTTATCATTGCGTGAATTTCAACACCACAATCATCTGTAATCATCCGGATTACTTCACGTAACCGTGATTCCGGCTCTTCGTCTCGATGAGCGTTACATTCACCACACCAAATCTGACTTTGATGCTTGATGTAATCGTCCTTGCAGTTGCAGTCCCAAAACATAGGTGTTAAGACTAATTCGCTCTCAGGCATTACTCCATTCCTTTCTGTTTTGCAAGTCGCTCTGCATCCGCTACACAGCGACAATGCGGATTATTTTTTCCATACTTAGCCATAAATTTTGCACCTGCCATTGTCTTAAACTCTCCAATGCAGTACAAATATTTATCGCCGTGTGCTCGTTCAGTAGGTTCGGAATCGCTTTCAAATATCTCATGTTTAAACGAATTTCTCTTAACTCCGATGTAAATCATTTCAACCTCACTTTCGTGAAAATTTGTATGCCATCCGCCCGACCCGTGTTTTCCGTTTCATGCCTTTTTTGGAACTGGGAGTGAACATCAAAGGAAAACATCTAAACGAAAACTCGTCTCCCGACTGATCAGCAAATTTATTCTTCGGAATGCTGTTCCTGAAAATCCCTACCAATTGTTCGGTTGAAATTTTTCAATATCTTAACCACTTGATCCAGTTGACCGCATTCCCGATCAAATTGAGTAGCGCGTCCCTGCAACTCACCTAAACTGTTATAGTTGGCGTCATATCCATCTTCTTCTAACTTTTCAATTAAACGCCCCATATCTCGATGGATGCTTTCAGCTAATTGCCTCAAATTTGAAAAATGATATTCAGCCTCAATTTTCAGTTTATTGTACATATTAAACAATCCTGTAGTAGAGATAGAGACATCACCACCCTTACTATCAATTTCGGCTCGCATTAAACCTTCAAACATCTTCTCAGAATCTTCGCGTGTCTTCCTGTCTCGTAGGCTCATTTTCATCTCCGTGTAAATAATAAAATTAAACCATCTCCCAACTATTTCTCTTGGTTCCACAATACCGACACTTGTAAATATGGCCTGCCCCATACATCGTATCTATACTATCAGGATGTACGTCAAACAAACACAATACAGAATACAAAAGTGAGGAAATTTGAGTGCTTGATTTTCTCAGTTGGTTTTGCATGATTTCTCCTTATTTGAAAAATAAGTATTTGATTATTGTTACTTATAACTTAACGTATATTGCTTTAGTGTACAAACATAAATGGCAATAAAAAGCCCCCACATCCAAAAAAATGTGGGGGCTTGCTGTACCCTCAACAAATACGAGATAGATAAGCGCTGAAAACAATGGGCAACTAGCATGGTGAAGTGAATGCAATACTTAATCCACCTTACCGTCCCCCCAATAAATCTCGCATCCAATGTGTTTAATATATTTTATCTTCTTTTATATATCAACCATCATCAGACTCAATTTCATTAACCTGTTTTATATAAATCCCCGAACCGTCAACCTCTTCGACAACACCATCGGCAATTGAATTAATGGTATCCTCATTAATCCTTGCAGATTTGGCTACGCCGTGAATCATCAGCCGACTTACATAATGTCGAATTGCCCAGTACACATCATTGGACAGTTTTTGCTGATCCTCACTCATTTCCTTATGATGTTGCAGGTTCGGAAGCGTGTCTGGATGCTTACTCATCGGATTCCTTTCGTTGTTTTTTGACATGATGCCTGAGCAATTCAAATGCCCGTAATTCTTGTTTACCATCCAGTTGTGTAACGTGTAAAAATACTTCCATGCCGATACCCAGTGGTTTTAGCATAGCCGTAGATAATTCGTTTCGCTCAAGTTTCTCGTATGCCTCATCAAATGTTAAAGACATATATACCCCTATCTGACATCGCACCGTCATCCACCACTTCATAAATGGCAAACTCTCCATGATGAGCATCTCGATACACCGTTTCCCAATCAATGTAACTCCGGAGCCAATCATCTAACGGTACGCCTGTGATTCGGTCAAAGTATTCTCGACAGAAATCTTCCTTTTCGTTGAAGTGTCCGATAAACGCACTATTGAATCTATCTTCCGCCTCACCTGACTCAACGAATTGCAGGTGCTCTTCCGCCCACAGAATAAATGCCAAGCCATGCTCTTCCATAAGATCGGCTACCTCAATCAAGTGCCATAACCCAACCTTAGTATAGAGGGAAGGACGAATACCGATTGTGTCAAAGACATCCCATTCTTCATGCGGATACCCATCTTCGGCACTTGCCGGATATTCGTGTGATTCCATGAAATCATCAATTTCATCTTCAAATTCCCCTTTGCGCCTATCGGTTATCTCAAACCATTCTCCGACAAGGTGGCCATGATTATAACATTTCAGGCAACCGACCCTTACCGCAGGAACATCCGGTAATTCGTTACCCATGATGCACCTCCATTATCGTCTGGTGAATATCTTGATTCATCCGCATTTGGGAATACGGGTATTCATTTTCAATTTCCCGTATCTCAGCATGGACTTGTTCGTTGCTCTTGTATTTTCCGGAGTGCAACTTCGCATGAAGCTTGACGTATCGCTTGTACGCCCGTTCTTCTTTGTCTTGGAGTTGTTCTGACATCTGCAATCCTTTCTGTTTTACGCTTCGACACCTAACAACTGTTTGAATATTGCACGGACAAATTCGGGGCGTGGGTGTCGCTCCACTTCCCGATACCGTGCAAACACATTTAAGTAGTGTGATTTTCCGTCCTTATCAGAAACGATAGCGAAGTATTCCTGCTCATCATCTCCTTCAACAAGCATGACTTCAATTTCGTCCTGGTCTTGCTCCAGATGCTTTGCGATTAAACTATGACAAAGCACGTGTTCATCTACCCCCCTACTCTGCATTTGGTGGGCAGCAATTTGATTCAAATAGTGGGTTTGCATTGAGACTCTCCTTATATTTGAATAAGTGATTGAATCTATTTATAACATAACGTATAGTGCATGAGTGTACAAGCATAATGTATTTAAAAGAATCGATATTGCTTACCCACACTAGTCCTGATACCGATATTATTACCAGTCAACTAACAGGAATCAGGGATGAAAAAAATCACCCCTCTCATTCTATTCTTATTCCCAGTAATTGTACTCAGTCAGGTAGTCAAAAAGGCTGATTATTTTCCAGACATCAGCTCTACCGGATTGGCAACTAAATTTGATTTCAAGGCGATTGACTATGGCTCAGATTTGCGAACAGAGATTATCTCAGTAAAATCGGATCCCGGTAACTCGACCTTTGGATCATAAACTCAAAGATCAGCGGTTCAAGTCCGCTCCCCGCTACTACTGAAACCCCCGTCGTTACATGCTTTGCGGCGATAGGGGTTTTTTCGTTTCTAGCGAATGCCAACAAACACTCTACTACGTATACGTTACACAGTTTCCTGTTTTTAGAATCTTGTTTTAAACGACAACCTCACCCTTATTCCCTCTCCTTCGCAAGAGAGGGATGTGCGATTTCTAAACACTGAAGGTTAAAAAGTTGCTTTGTTAAGCCCCTTCTGATTCGAGGAGAGGGGTTTGTGGTGAGGTGACGGCTTATTTCATCAATGATTTCGCTTAGATAATCCCCTGAGCAGCAACCCACGAATTTAATGCTTTTTCAAACTGTTCTCCATGAATTGGATCTAAGGGCGAAAATAGATTCTCTTTTTCATCGTTAATGATATTAATGATTTCCCGTTTATCGGACTTATTGCTTACGGTTATAATATTTAACATAATGTTTGTCCATTTTTCCTTGTATTCTAGGGGAATATTTTCAAGCCATAACCACTTGAAAAACTTTAATGACATCTGGATTAAATTCTCTTTTGGGATATTTTCATTTCTCAATGAATTAAACGTTTTCAATACCTTTTTTGATGAATAGAAATTTACTGATTCAACTGCATGTTTAAGGGTTTCAGTGTTAATAATAACATGATGATAATTTAACGATATCATTTTAATTAACTTCGCATTAAATCCTTTCTCTGATATAATACCATCTTTTTTTAGTTTAAGTAGTAATGAACTAGTTGAAAGCGAATCATGACCCCAATTTGACTTTAGTAACAT